TTATTCTCCGACCTTGACCTCTGTGCCGTTCTCGAAAACGAAGGTAATCGCACCGTTCCTGTGGACGATTGCCTTCTCGACCATCACCGTCCAGATGGTGTCGCTCCACTCACGCAGCACCACCGGCTGTTTTTTGAGGGTGCGGATGTAAAGTGCCATTGCCTTGTCTTGCTGACTTTGCGTAGTACGCAGGTTCTGTAACCGCTCCAGTTCCGCAGCGGCTTTTTCGTAACGCTCGGTGAGGGCTTCATACTTTCTCAGATAAGCCTCCTGAGACTGCGCCGTGGAAGCGTTTTCCTTGACTGCCGCCTTGACCAGTTCTGCTACGACCTGCGTTTCCTCAAGCTGCCGTTCAATTTCTGCGTCCAATTCCGCAAAGTCTGTCAGCGCACGGCGCATGGTTTCGCAGTCCTTGATGATCTGCTCCCGGTTCTCCATCATCCGGTTGTAGGCTTGAGCGAAAAGCCGCTGCACGGTTTCCATGTTTACCGTGGGAGTATGGCAGCGTTCTTCAGCCTTGAACTTGCTGTTGCATTGCCAGATGGTGCGGCGGTAGCGGTCGGTGGAATGCCAGACCTTTGAGCCGAAGAAGCCGCCGCAGTCCTCACAGACCAGCTTGGCTGAAAGAACGCTCTTTCCGCTGTAGGCTCTGCCCAATGCTTTCCTCCTGGCAAACTCCGTCTGCACATGATCCCATTCATCCGGGTCAACAATGGCAGGGTGGCTGCCTTCCACATAGTATTGCGGCACCTCACCCTCGTTGGGCTTCATCCTCTTTTCCAGAAAATCAACCGTGAAGGACTTCTGGAGTAGCGCATCCCCCTTGTACTTTTCATTTTGCAGAATGCTGGTGACCGTGGTCTTGCTCCATTTATCTTTGCCGCCCGGTGACGGAATCCCCAAGTCCTCCAAACATCTGCAAATGGCGGCTTGGCTCTTGCCGTCAAGGAAAAGACGGTAAATCAGCTGAACAACTTTCGCTTCGCTTTCCACAATGGTAGGTCTGCCGTCCTCACCCTTTTCGTAGCCAAGGAAACGTTTATAGGCAAGATGCACCTTTCCGTCAGCGAAGCTCTTACGCTGTCCCCAGGTGATGTTTTCCGAAATGCTGCGGCTTTCTTCTTGGGCAAGGCTCGACATGATGGTGATGAGCAGCTCACCCTTGCCGTCAAATGTGAAAATACCTTCCTTTTCGAAGTAACATTCCACGCCGTTTTCCTTCAGCTTGCGGATGGTGACCAGACTGTCCACGGTGTTCCTGGCAAATCGGCTGACCGACTTTGTGACAATGAGGTCGATTTTTCCGGCAAGAGCGTCCGAAATCATGCTGTTAAAGCCGTCTCGCTTTTTGGTGTTACAGCCGGAAATGCCCTCATCCGTATATACTTTTACGAAGTCCCATTCCGGCTTGGACTGTATGAATTTGGTGTAGTAATCCACCTGGGCTTCGTAGCTGGTGAACTGCTCGTCGCTGTCGGTGGAAACACGGGCATATCCTGTAACACGCCGCTTCTGCGCGGTCACCTTCGGCAGGTGTGTCAGCGGATTGATGGTTGCGGGTATCATGGTTACTTTAGGCATTGTGCTTGCTCCTCTCTAAGGTTTTTCGGCGTGCAGCTTCCTTCATCTCGTCCGTCCAACTTTCTGCTCTGGAACGGTCTTTCCATGTGCGTGTCACTTCCGAGCCGTCTTTGAAGCAGAAAACCAGAATGTTTCCGTTGCATATCCGAATACTCTGTACCCGACTGTGCAGCTGTTCCCGTGTAAAAGCCTTTACACCCAAGACTTCGGCTGTAACCTGTTGAAGCGTTGCTTCCGGTATCTGCTTGGAAGCGCAGACAGATTTGCCGAGTGTATTAAATGTTCCGCAGACCCAGACGATGCCCGTTTTGGTGGTCTTGCGGCGGTAGTTCTTTCCGCAGATGTCGCACACCAGAAGGCTTGTGAATGGGTATGTGGTTCTCGGCGCTGGCTTCTTATTGAACTGAGCCGCCCGCCGTGCCTTCTCGGTCTGAACCGCATGAAATGTCTCTATGCTGATGATGGCATCATGGGCATCCTCTGCGTGGTATTTCGGCAATTCACCGTGGTTGATGGCGATTTTCTTCGTGATATGGTTCTCACGGAAGGTTTTCTGCAAAAGCAGATTGCCCGTATAGGTGTAGTTACTCAGTATCTTGGAAACCACAGACTGGTTCCATTTCCCACCGAAGCGGGACGGAACACCTTCCTCAGTCAGCCGTTTGGCAACAGCCTGATAGCCGTCACCGGCAAGGTACTCGTTATAAATGCGGCGGACAAGCGCGGCTTCCTTTGGAACGATCTCGTACCGTCCGTCCTTTAGACGGTAACCCAGCATGGCTCCATTCCACGGCATTCCTTCCTCAAAGTTCCGCTTGATGCGCCACTTCTGGTTTTCGCTTGCGGAGCGGCTTTCTTCCTGCGCATAGGACGCCAGAATGGTCAGCATCAGTTCACCGTCGGCGCTCATGGTGTGGATATTCTGTTCTTCAAAGAAAATGTCCACCTCCCAGGATTTGAAATCACGGACGGTCTGCAGCAGCGTGACCGTATTTCGTGCAAAGCGGGAGATGGACTTAGTGATCACCATATCAATTTTTCCGGCATGGCAGTCGGCAATAAGCCTTTGAAAATCCGCTCTGGAATCCTTCGTGCCGGTCTTGGCTTCATCGGCATAGACGCCTGCATAAAGCCAGTCGCTATTTCTCTGGATAAGGTCGCTGTAATGGCTGACCTGTGCGGACAGCGAGTGAAGCATGGCATCCTTGCCACTGGAAACACGGGCGTAGGCTGCGACTCGCTTTTTACGCTCCAGCTTCGGCGGTTTTGATACGGTGGTTATTCTTCCTGACATTGTGTCACCTCCTTGTAGTGTGACATATTACCTCTGAACTCACCGTATATCAAGTCAATCCCGCGGTATAAACTACACGAAGATATCCCGTATTTTTCGGTCATAATTGTATCAATCGTGGCGTAATCCTTCGGGGTTAAAATCCCCATAGACAGCATTTGCTTTGCCTGGAGCATGGAGGCAAGATACTGCTCCAGCCGCTCTCTGTAGGTGTCATTCATCACAGCCACGCTCCCTTCCAAATCGATCTGCAATATAGCAGGCGTGAGAGCAGTACCTTCTATGATTATTTCCATAGGCAGTAAAATGACGTCCGCAGCAGGCACAGGTGTACGCATAAACAGCTTTTCGGTTGACGCACTCCGGGTGTGACTTCCACCATGCAGTGCGGCAGGCGTCTGAGCAGAACTTTTTCGGCTTCTGCTTAGGGATGATTTTTATCAACTTCCCACACTGCTTGCAGGCAACGGCATTCTTTGCACTGTCACCCAGCCCGCTGCGGCGGCAAAAGGAGCGCACCGTATTATCCGAAATTCCGAGTTGCTCGCCGATTTTCACATAACTGACGCCCTGTAAACGCAATATTCGTATTTGTTCTCTCTGCCAATCTGTCATAGAGTTTTCCTCCAGTCCGAGGGTTTGCCTCAGTACCAACTGGAGGGAAAACGCCTGTCTGGTCCGCAAAAAAATAATGCCCTCCACGGAAATGAATCCGCAGAGGGCGTATGCAAAGATTATTTATTCGGGATCTTCAGCTTCATACCGCTGTAGATGACATTGCTTTTCAGTCCGTTCAGACTGACGATCTCCTTGTAGCGGCTGCCGTTGCCGAGATACTTCTTTGCGATTGCCCAGAGGGTATCTCCGTGCGTTACGGTATGAATGCGATAGTTCTCGGCGGGTTTCGTGCCAGCCACAGCAAGCGCCGAGGTCTTGACCGGCGACATAATGGAGTATCTGCCGGACTCGTCCTTATTAATGACTGCACGGTCCCCACTGACCTCAACCACATACCAGCGGAGCTTTTTCACCCAGCCGGGAATGGATTTGCCGCCATAGTAGGTGCTGCCTGTGATGGTCACGAGGTCGCCGACCTTGATGGACCCGGTAGGCTTGCCCGGTTCAACCGGCTTCACCTCACTGCCGAGAGCTGCCGTGACCTTGGATGCCAGATCGCCCATACGGGCATACATCCAGTTGCCGGGACAGCTTTTGTTCGCAAACCATCTGTGGACGGTCAGTACCATCTCGTCAGACTTCGGAGTGTAGTTCAGCGTCTTGGCCTTATCGCCGAGCCAGAGCAGCTTCGTCTTGCCGTTGCGCTTGCAGATATCGGTGCAAAGCTCGATGAGTCTCTTGTACACCACATCCTTAAAAGCGTAAGGCTCGGTGTTGTCGCTGGCACACTCGATGGTGATAGCTCTCTGGTCGTTGGCTGCGGATGAGGAGCACCAGGAGCGGTTTTTCTCTTCCACATACATCCCAACCCGACCGTCCACGCCGATGCCGTAGTTGCTGCTTGCCTGCCGTGAGGTCGGCAAGAAGATATTACCGAGCGTTTCCACGCTGCACTGACCCACTACGCAGTGGGGCGTGATGCGGTCAATGCTGTGGGTGCGCTGCCCGGAGTGGTTCGGGCTGAGTTTGGTGTAGGACACCAGGGAGCTGTTCGTGTAAGCCATATTATTCGTCCTCCTTTTCAGCACGGTCATGAAGCTGCTCCAGAACGGATTTCAGCTTCTGCGGAATGGGCAGTCCCAGGTATGCGGCGTTCTCCAACAGGGACACACCCTCATTCGATAGGTAGAAGAAAATGACGGCAGTACGCATCACCGAGCCGCTGCCGATGACGCGGGTGTCGAGAATATGCCCGATGCCGACCAGGGCGAAGATGAGCACCTTTTTGAAAATGCCCTTGAAGCCGACTTCGCTGGACAGCTTCTTGTCCACCACGGCGCACATGATGCCGGTGATGTAGTCGATGACTACGAAAGCCAGAAGCGCATAAAGCAAGCCGTCACATCCTCCCAAGAACCATCCCAGCCAGCCGCCGATTCCGGCGAACACCACCTGAATGGTCGTCCAGAATTCTTTCATGTTGTTTGTCCTCCTTTGAAAGTTGAATTTGTGTATGAAAAAAGGCACTCCGCAGAGAGCCTTGATTCCGAAAAATATTCTTTATGTTACTGTGGTTAGCGACACCGTGTGCCACGAAGACCATGTGCCGCCATAGTTTCCCCGAATATACATCCTTGAGCCGTTATAGACGGTGTATCGCTGTTGAACGAAGTAGCTCTCCGGCAGAAAGACCTCCAGCATACCGATTGTGGTGGTCGGAAAGTGCTTTTCCGTGGAAGCGGAATACGCAAAATAGTAGCCGGGAGTCTTTACATTGTTGAGGTCGGTGGTCGAACCGTCCACTCTACCCATTTTGCCGTGGACATTGACGCCGTTCATGTGGATGCTGCCGTCCACATCCAGCGCGGCTTGCGGGTTCGGCGTGTTGATGCCGACCTTCTTTTTTCGCAGCGCAATGAGCGGCGTGCCCTGCGGAACAGTAAAATACAGATCCAGACTGCTCAAAGAATAGAGCTTGTCTTGGATCTGCAAATGGAAGTCGTAGGAACTGTTGGCATCCAGATTGCACAGTTCCAAATTGGAGTAGCTGAAAGAGGTTCCGCTTTTTGTCGTGCCGGAATAGATGCTGGTGTAGCTGCCGTAACTGCTCTCACTGGTTTTCTTGTACCGATACCGCACATAAACCACGCTGTTTTTCTGCGTCCCGTCAACGGTCACAGCGGAAATAGAACCGCTGAATTTGAGCTGCATTTCCGCTTCAATGTCGTTGGTTCGTCGGAGCGTCACCGAGGATATCTTCGGCTTAGTGTACGGAATGACTGTCACCGTCCGTGAAGTTTCGGCGGTGTAGCCGCGGGAGTCCGTGACCGAGAGCGTGACCGTCACACTGCCGGACTTGGCGATCTTTCCGACCGTAATTGCAGCGCCGGTCGAATTGGATGCGGATAAACCGTTGCAGGAAGCGGTGTAGTTGGAAATGCTGGCACCGTTCTTCGCAGTCGCTGTTCCGGGGGTGACCTTGAGGGTTGAGTAGTCCTGTACGAACAGCTGATCGTTGCCCGTGAGGTTCTTTGTGGTCGTGTAGCTGTCGGCATAAGTGAATCCGCTTATGGTCGGAGCAGAATTGGTTGCCGTGGTCAGTACAGTGGCGGTTTTGCTTGAGGTGCTGCCGATCTGCGTAGACCCGCTGTAGGACGAAACCGCAAAGGTACCTGTGAACGACTTGATGGATGCCATAGCGTTTAACAGCGTGGTTCTCTGCGCCGATGTCAGCGTGACCGTGCGGTTCGCAGTGCCCTTCGACCAGGAAAGCCCGGGGATAGTCAGGATGGTCGTGCTGCCGTTTTTGAGCACCAGCGTATTGGTGTAGGAGGCTTCGTACACTGTCACATTGATGGTAATGGAAACCGTGGCATTGTCCGCCGTCACCGTGTTGACACTATTCACCACAGCACCGCCCAGCGTCTTGACCGTGGAACTGCCGGAAGTGCCGTAGACATGATTGTACTGCCGCCTTGCTCTGACCTTCACCGTGTAGCTTGTGTTCGGCGAAAGCGAGGAGAGCGTTATACTTGCACTTGTCCCTGCGGTTGTTGAGAACTGCGTCCAGCTCGAACCGCCGTTTGTGCTGTACTGCCAGATGTCCGCTGTTGAGGTGGAGTTTGCAGAGATTTTGAAGCCGTTTGCGGTAATGGCCGAAACAGAAAAGGTAATGGTAGGGGCAGCACGGTCAATGGTACTCAGCGTGACATTGTAGCTGCCGGAAGGGCCGGTGTACTGACCCCACGGGCTGTTAACGCCCCAGTGCCAGTAAATCGGAAGGGTCAGCGTACCGTTGCTGTTGTGGTACACCGTGACCTGCTTGTCCTCGATCAGCCACTTCGTGCCGCTACCGCTCTGACCGTTTGTAAAGGTGAAGCAGTTTGAGCCGGAGGTGGCCGTGCCGATATAGGAAGTGCCGTTGGTGCCGAAGTCCGACCATGCTATGGAGTATTTCGAATAGACATACATACCCAGAGCGATGGTGGATGTGTTTGCGATCACATTCTGGGAGATGACCTTCACATAGATGTACAGATCAGTCGTCCAGCTGTTGGAGCCGTAGTTCGTTCTTTCGGATTTCACCAGATAGGCGGTGCCGCCTGTCATTGCCATAGCTTTCCCTCCTTAATCCAGAATGACGATGTTCAACCCCTCGGATGCCGTCGGCATCGGGACAAACTTCGTTTTGCCCACGGTCAGCTCGCCGTCCACCGTGGTTTTCTTAGTCTGCGTTTCGTCCTTGTTCAGGGTGAAGATCACCTCGTCGTTGTAGTAACCGGCGAACTCCGTGTTTGTGATGACCGTCCGCTGGGACGATGCGCTGTTGGATACCTCGATGCCCCGCTTGTCGATCTTGACCTCCTGAGTGTAGATCTCGTTGGGAGCAGGCGTCCACTTTCGGGGAATCGCCCCTTCGGTGATCATAATGTCCGCCAGATAAATGGACGCATCTCGACAGTAGCAGTAAATACGCAACGTGGGGTCGGTCACATCCGTGAGCGTTACGGAGTAATCCGTCCAGTCAAACGCCGTGGACTTATTGAACAGGTACTTGGTTTTGTTCCCGTTGTAGGTCACATAGAAATACCCGGACATGGTCGAGGTTTTCTTTGCCCGAACCGAGATCGTATAAGTGCCGGGAACCACCCCTCGGATGTACTGCGACAACGAGGAATAGGCTCCCAACACAAAGCAAGAGTCGGAAATTGTGTTGTTCTGTGTATCGGTGGAGGTATCTGTTTTTACCGTACCGGAGTAGCTCCAATCATCCGTGATGCCGTTCAGCCCGGAAGAGTTCTGCACATAGTTGATGCCGCCGATGTACTGTTCCTGCATGGTGACGGACAGTCCATCCACCGTGTGTTCCAATTCCGAAACACGGCTTTCGGAGTTCAGCACCCGTTCCTCCAGGATGCCTTGGTCGTTGGAGACCGATTCCACCGTTTCGGTAAGGGTCGCCACATAGCTGTTCAGCCCGTCGATGGTCTGTTGGAACTGTGCGTCCTTCTCGGTCAGAATGGAAATGGTGGTGCGGATCGTTTCAATGTCGTTCTGCACCACCCATTCGTTCCCGTCCCATATTTTCGTTTCCGGCGGGGTCACAGAGGTGTCCACCCAGAGCTGCCCCTCATAGGGGTTCTCCGGCGGTGTGTCCGAGGTGACCACATCGCAGAGACTGATAATCGTAAACTGAGCCGATGCGATCATCTCACCACCTCCTCAGATTGCCACAACGACCATAAAGGTTGCCTTGGTATCCACATCGGCGCTGGACACCGACAGGGTCTTGCCGGTCTTGCTGCCGTTGGTTCCCCAAGAGGTGTCGATTGCGCCATCCTTGTTGTACTTTGTCCAGGTGTAACTGCCGTTTCCGGCTGCGTCGACCTCGGAGCCCGCCTGATAGCAGACAGCGGTCAGCACGGTCGTGCCCTGGCCGTTCTTGAACACATCGCCGCCTGTGGAGGTGACGATGATCTGCAGCGGGTCGGAGTTGTCGATGAAGGTCGCCACATCGAAAAACTTCGTGTTATAAGAAGCCGATGCGGAATCCGTGTCCTGGGCGCAGCACTTGAATACGGCGTAGCTGTCCACCGCTGCGGCGTAGACCGTGAGCGTATTGGTCGCCGTGCCGGTGTATTTGTCGGCGGTGTCCGAGAGCTTGCGCCAGCCGATACCGAAGTCTGCATCATAGCCGGTGGAGGAAGTTGCAGTGACAGATGCGTCCATGACCGCCCACTTGTAGCTGACCTTAGTGGTATCCACCGTAGAGCCGCGCCACAGTTCGGCCTTGGCGGTCAGACTGGCGACCTCCTTGTTCTTGAACACATTGCCGTTGGGCGTGGTGACCAGCAGGTCGACGATGCCGGAGCCGTTGACCACACGGGAGAATGAAATGGTCAGCGGATGGGTCAGCGACAGACCGGTGCTTTCGTCCTTGTAGGTGATGACACAGCGGTAGTCGATGCCGGGCAGCTCTGCCATGACATTGGCCTTGACCATGAGGATGTGGCTCTTGGCACCGCTCAGTCCATAGTTCGTACCTGCGGTGATGGCGGTGTTGCTGTCACCCACATACCACTTGACCGAGGTGACATTGGCGGTAGCGATCTGGTCGGCGGTGGTGCCGATGACATACAGGCTGGGCGTCAGAACGAGGTTCTTCGTTTTCCAGTCGGGGGTGTAACTGCCGTTGTCGGGGTTATACATCTGGGTCTTGGCGAGGTTCGAGCCGATGTACCCCGTCAGCGTCAGTGCGTCATTGTAGTCGATGATGGTAAACTGGCCTTGTGCTTTGCTCATGTGAGAAGCCTCCTTTGAAGTTGTTGTATCTGAACCGGACACTGTGCCGGTTTCTGTTGTGGGTTCTGCGGTTGCCATAGTGAATTCCTCCGTTATAACAGGCTCTGCCTGGTCGTGGTGTCGATGAGGTCACAATAAAAAGTGGCGCGGACTTTGACATCCGCACCGGTGATGACCACGGACTTTGCGCCGCCGAAATGCTGTTCATTCCAGACTTTGTCCGCTTCCGCATCCTCCGACACCCTCGTCCAGATAAACTGGTTGGCATCCAGCGTGTCGGTGATGTCCTCGTCCCAGGAGTACACCTTGGCAGAAAGCAGCGTTTTCACATTACCGTTTTTGAAGATGTTCCCGTTGGACGAGATGATGACGAGCCGGAGCATTTTCTGCTCCTCAATGGTGGTGATGCGGTCGCTGACCTCGGTGACCTCCTTGCTGGTGGCGTAGGCACGAAGCACGACTTCACCACTCTCCAAGTCCCACCAGGACGAGCCGTCCTGCGACTGAATGACACCAGTCTTGATGATGTTCGCCACCAAGGAGCCGGAGGTGATGAAGTCTGCGACGATTTGACCGTCTGCCGTGATGGCAGTTTCATAGGGACCGTTGTAGCCGTTATGGGAAAAGCCCAGACCGCCCACATTCCACCTCCAGACGTTCACGGCTTCGTCAATGGAGGGAGCGTCCAGAATGAGCAGCTCATAGGGCTGACCGGAATCGGAATCCGTGTTTATAACCACATAGCCGCCGCTCTGGCCGGTGATAAGCCCGGTGGCTTTGCCGATGGCGGTTTGGAGCAGCTTTGGAAATCGTCCCACCGTGGATTCCACCTTGTCGACCGAGGACTGCACCTCGGAGATGGTGGTGATCATGCTGGACTTGCTCTGACCGAGGGAAATACTCTTGTACCGCTCGGCGAGGGTGTCGTACACGGTTTCAATGACCATAGCCGACACGCTCACACCAAGCAGTGAATGACGAATGGTGACGGTATCACAGAGATTGACCCGCTCCAAGAGTGCCGAATACTCCGGCTGTTTCCAGAGCGGCTCAAAGGACACCTTCACCGTGGGAATGGTCGCTCCCAGCGGGTTTGCCTTGATGTAGCTGTTTGCTTTTGCTCTGAGGGCTTCCTCGGTCACAACTCCGTCAAATTGGTCGGAGAAATCCATGATAAGCGTTTTCGCCCGGACGATTTCCAAGGTCACAATGGGGAGCGTTACTTCCGGCAGCGTGACCACCGTTTCGGTGTCCGTGCCTTCCGGGGTGTACACGGCATATGGGAGCAGTGCCGTATACACGCCGCTGTTGTCCTCGTCCTGCTCCAATTCAGTGAGGTTCTTGCCGTATTCAATGACCACACCGGTTTTCTGCCCACGGTGGGAGTGGAGCTTCACCGTGAAGTTGTCCCACTCAAATTCGCCGAACCATTTGGAGAGCATGGAGCCTTCCGTACCGCCGAGGCAGGCGCGGACACTTTTCGGCTGCTTGACGGAGAACGCCTTTGCGTCCGAGTAGTCCGTCCATCCCGTGAAGCGTGTATCTCCGGCAAGAAGCTGCGAGAGGATAAGCTGCGGAGAACGGCTCTCCGTCGAAAATGGCAGCACGGGAACATTGGCAAGGTCATAGGAAATGTGCTGCCCATAAATGGTGACGATGCCGTTGAGCGGCTTCGTGATACGGTAAATGCGGAACGCCTGGTCGGCGGCGGTATCGTTGGGCTTTGCCTTGATGATGCACTCCTTGGTGATAAGCGCATAATGCTGACCGCTCACCGGGTATTTGAGCAGGCACTCGAACACACCGTTTCGCTCCTCTGTGACTTCGCAGGAAATGGTGTCCGTCAGCACACCAAGACCGAAGGAGGAAAAGTCCGCAGCGTTGGGTGGGTATAGGACTGGAATCAT